AATAGATAATGCTCCTGCTGAAATATTGTACGATGCTAAAACTGATACCTACAAAGAAGCAGGTTAGAACATCCACTACTTAATTAATTACTTTAAGCAGCTTTCACGAGCTGCTTTTTTTATGTCCTATACTAGTAACGATAAGCTGCGAGTAGGCATAATTAATATAATCAGCTGCTATCAAATAAGCTCACACAGAGCAGCTGCACTCAGTATGGACATATACTAGCCAGATATAACTAAGGGCTTTCTAAGGTGCTTTACAACGAGCCTATGGCCTGAGAGTGCATGAGGATGCCCTCAACCCTCTTGTTTTTAGTTTGTCAGGTTCAATTGCTTAGAGCTGCCAATAATTCAGATAGTTATTTATTTAATTAATTATAAAGTTTTACTTTGTGCTATTTTTTACACAGTAAATTCTTTTATTAACTATATTATTATACCTTATATTTATTATGACCTGTTAACTAGTACGTTATAGGTAAGCAATTAACCCTATATAAATAAGGGCTTAGGGGCTGTATACATAGTATATATACCACATTTTAAGAGATAGGGGCATGTGCCACCCACCCCCCCTCCGGTGCTGTATACAACCACGGCATATTTTTAGAAAATGGCAATCGTAAACCACTCCGGCGGAATACTCAGGAAATACGTTCGTAAACATACTATATGTAGATATATTTTAAAGTAATGGCACATTGTAAAGTGTTTGTGCTTGCATTTAGTTACGCACTTAGGTATATAGTACTAGACCAATTAGTTTATTATATTAGGAATACTAAATGGTAGAAGAATATACTCCAGATGCTAATTTATTTGAAGAGGGAATACCTCTCTTTATAGACCACGACTTGGACATAGCCTCTAATGGCACACTTCAAATAAAGTCTTTGATCACAGCAGGTGATCTTGATGAGACAATTATAACTAAGCCTTTCTATGAAATTACTGACTACGTCTTAGATTGTGCTGATAGTGACGACATTAGTTATACTGACTTATATTCTATTGCTAATGAATTAACTTCAGAGAGTAATAGGATTAGGGACTTGGCTCAGAATATTGAGGATAGTTCGTCTAGCGTAGCGGGTCTATTTGATTCCGTGTACGATTCAGAATAATTTATTTGGCTGGACTAAGGACGATCCTGTTGAGGGTGAGTCTAAGATATGTTCCAAGTGCGGGACAGACAAGCCACTAAAAGCATACAGCTTCCATTCTGGGGGTAGCTACCTTAGAACTGAATGCAAGAGTTGTACTAACCAAATGTCCCGCATTCGTAAGGATATTAAGGTTAAGCACGGGATGCCTCCTGAAGGCTATTGCTGCCCTATATGCCAAAAGTCATCCAAAGAAGTAGCTGGTTCTGGTGGTAAGTCTGCTGGATCCTGGGTTGTTGATCATTGTCATACTACTAATAAATTTAGGGGATGGTTGTGTCACAAGTGTAATAGAAGCTTGGGTGGCTTTTCGGATGATGTGTCTATGATGAAAAGGGCTATAGCATACCTCACTAATTCTAGAGAATCCTAGTTATAACATAGCGGGTATACCCTTTATCTATCTACTTCTAGTAACACTTAGTTGGTATAATGAATACATACTCAACTAAGGATATAAGTATGTTAACTAAAATAATCGCAGTACTAACTTACCTCGTTTCAGGAGAAGGTTCGATAGTTCGTAGAATACAAGAAAGTCAAACACGAAGAGTGTCTTACTGGCAACTGAAGAATATGACAGACAAAGACCTGAGAGACATAGGTCTAAACAGGGCTGACATATACAAAGTAGCTTTTGAGGGAAGGGGTCGGGAGTAGGTTACTACTAGTATATTATATAGTAGACCGCTCAACCGACAATTCATTATACAAATAAATTGACTATCTGTCAATACTAATTGTTATTGTAATTGCTTAATTAGGCACTTGACCTGACACCATATAAAATGTTACAATGAAGGGGTTAGTCAGAGATGAGTTTTAATCTATACTACATACGCGCAGCCATTCAGCAGCGAACAGGTCAAGTTCTAAAGTTTGAACGTATCCGCCAATTACTACTTGAAGAAGGTTTAATATCTCAGCGAGAGCTAGATGCCAATCCCTTATCAAAAGAATTTGGTGGTTATGGTAGATACTTTTTTACTGAAGAGTGTTCCGTCGATGTCCCACACGATCCTAAGAGATTCATACCTATACAAGAGATACTTGAGGATGGTTTTGACGAAGATTAAATTAAATTGGATATAATACAATCGCAAAGACAAAATCTGAAAAGATAGCAGCTGGTAAGAAGAGACACGGTTTTACCCAAGTAAACAAACCTCGCAGAGGTGGCCCTAAGAAATTCGAAGTTCTAGCTGTCGAGGGTGATGTCGTTAAGTATATTCCCTTTGGCGATCCTAATATGGAAATTCGAAAAGATAATCCCAAAGCTCGTAAATCATTTCGTGCAAGGCACAAATGCGACACGGCTACAAGTAAACTAACGGCCCGTTATTGGTCATGTAAAAAATGGTAAGGAGACTATTATGCCAAATGTAGGTGGTAAGAAATTTAGTTATGACGCTAAAGGTAAGGCAGCAGCTAAGGCTGAAGCCAAGAAGACCGGCAAGCCTATGACTAAGAAAGCTGGTTATATGAAGGGTGGCATGGCTGCTAAAAAGAAAATGGCTCACGGTGGTATGGCTGCTAAGAAAAAGAAGTAGCTTATATGTCATTAGTTAAAAACATGAATGCCCGTAAAAAGGCTGGAACTTCCCGCTCCAAGAAGAAAAGTACCGTAAGCGCCAAGGCGTATAAGGACATGAAGGCTGGTTGGCCCAAGAAGAAAAAGGCTAAGAAATAATGCCAGATGAAAAAGTACTCACCGAAAAGCAAAATGCTTTCTTAGAGGCATTGTTGCTGAAGGAGACTAGGGGCAGTATCCGCAAGGCTATGGACGCAGCTGGGTATTCTAAAACCACTTCTATTAGTTCTATGGTTGAGTCCCTTGGTCCAGAGATACACGAAAGAGCTAACAAGATACTTCAATTGAATGCACCAAAAGCTGCTTGGGGTATGGTCGAAGTCTTGGACGATCCAAGTGCAATGGGTGCGAGAAACTCTATAGCAGCTGCTGCACAGATCATGGATCGTACTGGTTTAGTTAAAAAAGATCAGCTTGAAGTTAAAAATACAGGCGGTGTTATGTTTATTCTACCACCAAAAAATGACGATTGAGTATTTGGTTAAATAAAACCAGGGCTAACAAGACTGCAAAGATACCATATGCGTACAAGCAGTCTGAAGATGATCCGTTAGTACTTGTTGCTGATCAAGTAAAAGCTTCTCTTGTAGAGGATGCTATGGATTACCTTGAAGAGGGTAATAGCACTCGCAAGACAGCTGAGTGGCTTACGTCAAAAACAGGTGATAAGATTAGTCACCAAGGCTTAATCCACATATGGAAAGCCCGTAGGGGAAAAGATAGTGACACTCCTTCAAAACGCATAAAGGAACTTGCTAAGACTAATCGCAAGAAAAAACCTAAGACTGCTGCTGGAAAGAAGTTGAGTGCAGCCAAGAGAAAACAGACAGACGCAAAGCGTTTACTAACCCTAGCTAAGAAAAAATTAAGTGCCTTAGAAGCACCAAAAGATGCTAATACTTCTAACTTAGATTTCTCAGTAGTTGAGAGCCAAAAGCAGAAGAAGGAAATAGTATTTTCGCCTAATCCAGGCCCTCAGACTGAGTTCCTTGCAGCGTCTGAACAAGAGGTACTATACGGCGGCGCGGCTGGAGGAGGCAAATCATTTGGATTATTAGCTGATCCTATGAGATACTTTAGTAACCCTAATTTTAATGGGTTAATTCTCCGTAGATCTAATGACGAACTTAGAGAATTAATATGGAAATCACAAGAACTTTATCCCAAGGCATTTGCCGGTGCAAAGTGGGGAGAGAAGAAGTCTCAATGGACTTTTCCTTCAGGTGCTAGACTTTGGTTAACATACCTAGAAAATGATAGAGATGTACTGCGGTATCAAGGTCAGGCTTTCAGTTACATAGCCTTCGACGAGTTGACTCAGTATGCCACACCCTTCGCGTTTTCCTATATGAGGAGCCGCTTGAGAACGACTGATCCTAGTCTTCCTATCTTTATTCGCGCCACAACAAACCCCGGCTCAGTCGGACATAGTTGGGTTAAGCGTATGTTTATCGATCCCGCACCAGCAAATACAAAGTTTGTGGCTAAGGATTTAGAAACAGGCGAAGACTTAGTCTACCCACCCAGCCACGAGAAGGCTGGAGAGCCTCTGTTTTATCGGCGTTTTATACCAGCCAGCCTCAAAGACAATCCGTATTTGATGGAAGGCGGTCAGTACGAGGCTAATTTGCTCTCTCTTCCTGAGATGCAGAGAAGACAACTCTTAGACGGTGATTGGGCAATTGCAGATGGCGCAGCATTCTCGGAATTTAGACAAAATAAACACGTTATTGAACCGTTTGCTATACCACACGATTGGCGTAGGTTCCGTTCATGTGATTATGGATACAGTTCTTATAGTGCTGTTCACTGGTTCGCAATTGATCCAAATTTTAACACCCTAATTAATTATCGAGAGCTATACGTTAGTAAACACACCGGCAGGGATCTTGCCAAGGCAATATTAGAGGCTGAGGGTGATGATAAAATTGATTATGGGGTCTTAGATTCCAGTTGTTGGCACAACAGAGGGCAACTTGGTCCCAGTATAGCAGAAGAAATGATTTCACAGGGTACTACATGGCGTCCGAGTGATAGAACAAATGGCGCACGGGTGGCAGGAAAGAACCGCTTTCACGAAGTACTTAAGATTGACCCTGAAACAGGAA